TTACCACTTGCAGAACCTTTTGGATTTTTCTTACTTCCTTTTATTTGATCTTTCTTTGGTGCTGGTGTAGAACTATCACTACCTTTTTGTCTTGGTTCTAAATCGCCCTCATTAACAAGTTGTGCAATCTTTCTATCTGCCCAATCTGCTGCTTCCATTGGATTAGTCCACGGATTAGAACCCCATAACAAAAATGCCACGTCTGAAGCTCTCCAAGTATCTGGATCATTTGGATTAGATTTTTCTCTATCTAAATCGCTAAGATGTCTTTTGTGCCAAGCAGCTATTTTTACAATCTTGTCTATGCTAAGTTGTTCACCTTTTGCCATAATACGTGCTTGTCTTACTGTTTCATCAACTAAACCGTCCCCTGCCTTATTAAGATTATCTAAACCACGTTGTGCATTTTTTTGCATAAATTTAGGTGGTGTTCTATCTACTTGTCTTTGTTCGCTGTTATAACTAACTAATTTTGTATCATCTTCGTCTTTGTGTTTCATACCAGTTATATCTTCGTAATCTTTCATATTGTTGCACGGCATATAGTACGTTTTCCCATTTATTTCGTGTGTATGTGAACCAACGCAACCTATTTCTTTTGCTTTTTCTTCAGCTTCTTCTTTAGTTTTATAAATATCTTGACTTGCGTCTGCCTGTCTTTTGCTTTCTGCTTCTGCAATATTTAAAGCTGTTATCTGGTCTTTTGCTTTTTCTTCTGTTTCGTGGCAACCCATAATAAAATTATCATCATCTTTAATTACAGCAAAACCGTTACAATCTTCTGCTTCTGTGCTAATTGAATATGGCATTAGTCTGGCCTTACAACGTGTAAATTGCCTGTACCACTTCCGGTAATACAATACAATTCATTATCTTGTGGTATCTTCATAGTTACTGAACCATTGTTTGCTAATTCAAAACCAGTTGATGTTGTAACATCAGAACCACCTAAGTAAACAGCAGAACCGTGTTCGTTGTGTAAATATACTTCTTGTTCAAAATTTACACTATCAATAACTTTTACTGGTGTACTATTGTTTAACGCTTTTGCTTCACTAATCATTTGATAGTTCATTTGTTGGATCGTGTTCGTCAACACCCTGTGGTTCTAACGTTGGATCGATTAACGCACCTTGTAACCCAATATAGAATTTGTCGCCACCCTCATAAGGTTCTAAATCCATTTTTGACCTTGCTTCATTTGGTGTCATAACACCAGAACTTATTGCAACTTGAAATGACCTAATTCTACTTAATTGGTCGCCACGTGCGTATTCATCTGTGTCCAACTTAACAAATTGTTTTCCGGGTAATAAAGTACTCAAACCGTCCTCTATTCTTCTTATCCACGGTAATAATGTATGTCTGATAAATGCCAAACCATTACTTTCTAAATTTGAATAAACATTTGAACTGTCTTTACTTAATAACAAGTGTGCTGGTATTCTAAATACTCTTGCTATCTCGTGTACAATTTGATCTCTTGCAGCTATTAATTCATTTCCTGCTGCGTCTGAAATGGCCTTCCATTTTAGCCCACCCGTGAGAACAGCTGGTTTTCTATTCTTATTATGATTGTTTAACCAAGTTTCTTTTAATATATTTGCTTGTTCAGCTGTTAAATCTCTATCTGTTTCTAATACAGAACTTGGTGTACCACCCTGTCCATAAAATTGTGCAATATGTCTTTCCATAGCTAATGCAAGACCATAGGTATTTGCATTTGTACGTAGTGGGCTTACACCTACTAATTGACCGGGGTATGAATACCAAATAAAATGTAGCATATTGTTACTTGTTATTTTTCTATCGTATGATCCTCTTGTTGTTTGTAACATATAAACTTTTTGTGTGTTTTGCATTTCTACTTTAACTTTTTCGGGGTGTATTGGTGTAAGCTGTATTGGTCT